TCACTGATGCGCCACAGCATCCTTTGTTTTCATATCTATCACTTGTTTGATTGTTAACAATGATCGCTGGGCTCTTGCTTGTATCAACAGTTACTTGGTGATGGTCTAAACACAAACAATCAATTCCAAGCTCGTAATACAGTCTTTTATGCTCTGCAACATCGTTGGATCCTGCATCTGGCACAATTAACAACTTAATATCACTGTCAATGTCGAAGTCTCCATCTAGTCCATGACTCTTATTTTTTCTGTGAACATACATTCTAACATCGTAATCTGGATCAAGTGTCTTAATAAACCTGTACATTAATGTACTACTACAAACACCATCAACGTCATTGTCCACAAGAATTGCAATTGGATGTTTCTGTACATAGTGCAAATCAAACGCAAAAACAGCTTTTGCAATATTATCCAAGTTATCATATGTGTCTCGTGGAGCTTTACTAAGGTTAATGTACCCATTCCAGTCTTCTATTCCTCTGTTGTTTAATATTGTTTTAATTATATTATTTGTATCATTGCTTCCTATTAGTTTATATTTCAAATAATTCCAACTCCTTTCTAGCATCGCTATTATACCACATTAATTTTGTATTGTCAATATTGACAATATATACAAAAAACGGGCCACAGTTTTGCCGTGACCCGTATAAATTAATAATATCTTCTTCTATAGTTGTCTTCGAGCCACCTATTGTCGATATAATAGAATCCATAAACAACTACGCCAGTTAGGAAAACCCAACAAATCCAAAAGAATATAATTCCAAAATCGTTTGTTTTAATCTCAAGAGTTTCTTCAATTGTGCAGTTATGATACATAGTGGTATAGTTAGAAATTGTATCATCTTTTAAATTTGTATAAATTGTACCAATGCTGTATGTTGGTGCACCATAGTATACATATCTAATATGATATCCGCCATCTTGTGTGTCAATATGACGTTCACTGGGAAAATTAATTTTACCATAATCAAACTCAACGTCTAAAAATGTAATTTTCTCAGAATGTTTATCCCAACTATCTACTTCATCCCAGGTCCAATACACTTCTGTTTCAGTATATGTTTGAGTCTTGCCATTAACAGTTCTAGTTTTTGTTACGGTTCTGGTGTGTCTTGTGTATCTCTCTTTGACTTTTTCAACATATGAATATTCTCCACCAATTTCATCGAACGTCACGGTGTCAACAGCTTTTAGCTCACCATATACAAATGCATTACCAACGTTCGTTCTCATACCATATTCAAATAGGTCTTTATCATTATTAATTTGCAATGCAGTAATATATTCTTGCTGCTTTTCCATAACTGCATCATTGATATTGCCAGCAATAACAATACCAATGATGAGCATGGCACAAACAATAACAATGCTAAACAGAACTTCTCGTTTTGTAACTTTCATTATTAATCACCAAACAAATTAGTAGGGGCATCGGCAGACGTATTATAGTCCAAATAAGTATAGGCAACTGCTTCATAGCCAAGCATACTTAGAATCTGCTTGTTAGGGAACTTGCGAACATACTGATTATAGCTCTTGATCCATTTATTATAGTTGCTACGGTAGTTTGCAATTAGATTCTCTGTGGTTGCAAGCTCATTCATAAGCTCCTTATAGTTCTCATTGCTCTTCAGGTCAGGATACGCTTCTGCAACCGCCTGAATCATAGTCTGGATTTCTGCTACAGACTGGTCAGAATCAGTGCCTCTTGCGCTCACAACGTCCATCAGAGTCTGATATTCATGCTTGTCATATGCTTTAACGCAGTCTACCAGATTGGGAATAAGGTCTGCTCTGCGCTTCTGCTGAACATCAATGTCAGAGTATGCAGTGTAAATCTGCTCCTCTAGGGAAATTGCTTTATTCTGCACACCCTGGAATGCAAATACACCCAGTAGAATAGTTGCAATAATAATTGCAATAGTAATTAATACAATCTTTGAACTCTTCATTTAAAGTCTCCTTTATCTCATACGCCAATAATGGGTGTTCTTGTTTTCTTCAAAAGTATCTCGCAACAGAATTTCCTTGGAAGACCAAGATAAATAGATGTAGTCACTACTCATAGGGCGATGACCATCGTTATACCAGGTCTTTAATTCAGCTAGAGCTAAATCATAATTCTCAGTTAAAACTGGATTGTCACTAGAGTAGCCCATCCACTGTTTAGGCTGTTCACAAACTTCTGCAATAGTGTCAGGGTGGGCATAATGTTCAACTCGATTTAAGATACACCACACAACAGCTTTCTTATCGGAATCCACATGATTGCGAGCAGTGCCATAAATAACCTTTGCGATGTATTCTGCTTCTCGTTCGATCTGAGAAACATCTCCACCATATTCATAGTATTGTTCAAGTTCAGAGACTTTGGATTCGTAATCACTCTGTAATTCTGCACGAAGAGCAACCATCTCTTCTTCGTGATTGGCATTAATTTCTGCAATTTGCTTTTCGTACTTGACTCGTTGACTTACAACGGGAGTCATAATCACAATAGCAAAAATGATTACGTAAATCACTACTTTTTGAATTTGAGAAAAGCGATTTACTTTTTTCTGATATTTACCCACAATGTTTTTCTCCTTAATTAATTTTGTGTTGTTATTTAACTGTGTGTATTATATCATATATTCTTTGTTTGTCAAGAACTTTTTTAAATAAAAATCAATTTATTTACATAATCTTTATCTTGCGTGAAAATAGGTATCTCAGTGTCAATTACCCATTTGTTACGAACTGTTTCCTGCTCGGTGCCCTCATTAATCTTGAAAGGTTTCTTAATACAACAGCTGCCACGCTTTAGGTGAGTCGGATAATCGTTCCAGTTGATGCCCTTTTCGAACATTAACATATCCTGAATATCGCTACAGTTCTTACCGTGAAGCTGATTATGAGAGAAGTTTGCCTGCCCAACCATTTGAATGCTGTTTCTAGTAGCATCTAACTGTCTCCAATATAGAAGGTTCATGACTTCTTCCTTAGGGATATTAAATACTCTAGCATCGAACATTGCACCTTTTTCACAAGCCTTGGTATAGGCATTAAACAACTTCTTGATATCTTCATCTGCTGCGACAACGTCTAGGTCACTCCAATCAATGTTATTTTCAAACCACTGACAACATTCGTTTGCAAAAAACTTATTGAACGCCATAGTTGCCATAGAAGCTAGAATTGAACACAGCTTTTGAATTTCGTAGTCAAAATATGGAGATGTGTTGAATTCTTTATAGTCAATTAAAATCAAAGTAATTTCATCTGACTGCTGATATGACAGCACAACACCTTGTACATTTTCACATAAATATTTTGCTGTTTTCTGCATCGACTTAATATAAACTTCGTCAAACGGTCTTTTGAATCCTTTTGTAAAGCTATGGTGAGCCTTTCCGTCAATACGACATGCCACGGGACAACGCCTCATCAGCCTTGCTTTTGGCACAGACTCATAGTCTTTCATTCTTTTTGCTAGTTCACTTGTATCCATAATATTATTCTCCAATCAAATTAATTTGCCAATGGACTTTTAGATTTTTTATAACTTAAATATAATTGATATTTTCTATCCAGTCTTGTTAAGTCTGATGAACATCCATATAATATGTCTAGAATTTTATATGCAACACTACAAGAATAGTTAATTACATATTGATGGATTGGTGGCATTCCAGTATTATTTCGAACTAATATATTATTGTTATATACAAAATTCATAATCTGTTGAAGCATAGTTTCAGATCCAGAAGTGAAATTAATGCGTAAATAATTGTTTGTATGAGTTACACTACCATCGCCATCAAAGTAACCACGAATAAAATGTTTAACCATATCTTCTGGAATTTTGTCTGGAATTGTAATATCAAATGTTTTATTTGGACGTATATTAAAATTTTTATCTAGAGCATCTTGAAACCATTTGCCAGCAAATGTAATATAACAATCATTCTTATTGAGTTTGACGTTCCCTTCATAATTGGTTAATTTGGCAAGTTTTAACAAATGCTCATAATCTACACTTGCTAAATGTATTGTTACAGCTGCTCTGTCGGATCTCACATATCCATCTGCTGCAATAAACCCTGCCCAATAACAACTATTTTCATTGTATTCGTCAAAGAAATGAATGTCATAATGTACAGGTGTACGTTTACGTAAATCTATATTATTTCTTTTTAAAATTCTTTGAACAGTTGCTCTATGAATTTCACATTTTTGTGATATTTCCATAGTCCCGTATCCATTATTATATAAATCAATTATATCTTTTTCTGTTTTTTTATCAATTTTATTTGGCATAGAACCACTCCAATTTTACATTAATTTTGTATCGTCTATGCATCTTTTATTTTTAATTACTTAATGTGCATTCCTGTCCGCCTCGTGAAGCAAATCTACCTGTTTCTTTAGATAAGCAGGAAGTCTATTGTAATATTTCGTATTTAGATAAGGATCCATATGTGTGGAAATCAGCCAAGCAATTTTTACCCATGTGTCACTAGTACCACCAATTTCACTAGTCATTCCATAATACATATATGAACCCAAACATTGATGCTGGTAGTAATGAGCATTCTCACAAGGATTACCTTTGCTATCAACAAATGCTTTTACGTATGGTTTTCCTATGTCATGATACATAGCTGCCACCCACACTTCGTCATACTGACCTCTTTCATAAAAATATGATCCTGCTTCAGCACAATGATCTAAAATATTCAAAGTGTGATGAGGGTTATCATGAGGGATATCCATGTTCATAACTATCTTTTTACTGTATTCTTTTGCATTAAAATTGTCATCAGAATAACGAATATAGATACCATCAAACCCTTCATCATAATAAGGTGCCTGGAATCGCTTAAGCATTCTATCAATGACTTCCTTGCCAACAGTGCGTTCTCTGGCAGCGTCTCTCTCGATGCAAGTCTCAATAGGTGCCCAAATAATATGGCACTCAATCTTAGCAAACTTAGGGCAAAGAGTGATAATGTAAGATCTGTCTTTTCTTGTAATGTTCGTAGCGTCATATACCACAGACTGTCCGTTATTCAGTGCTTCAATTGCTCTAGACTGCATCAGAGAAAACACTTTGTTGTTGTCGCCCTGAGTAGCTTCATTACCCCAAAGTTCTTCACGAATCTTGTCGGAGGAAAGATGTACTGTATTGGGATTCTCTTTAATATATTTTTCTGCGTATGTAGTTTTGCCTGAGCCGGGAATTCCGACAAGTAAAATTAAACTAGGTCTGTTCATTTTAATCACCAATTTCTTTCTTAATAGCAATCTTCATAATGTTGTACTGCACATCATCAAGTAGAACATCAACATCTTTATCAACTTCAGTTGAACAAGTCTCTAGATACTTATCGCACATTTTATCAATACAGCCAATAGCCCAATTAGCAATCATGCGAGCATCATCCAGGTTGTGAAAACCAAGTTTTACTGACTGTAAATAGTCTGGCATTTTTGAAATCAAGCAATCTTCATATGATTCGCCGTCAATGTATCTGCTGATATATTCATTAACTCTCAGTAGATGATGCAGTTGTTTCGGATCGTAAGAAAACTTCTCAATCCATGCCATTCGTGCAGGATAGTGATGTTCCATTGCATGATACTTTTCTTTTGCAATGCCCTTCATAGACTTAATAGCCTGTACAGGTGCATAGCGTGCAATTTTCTCACGAGCCTTTACAAGTCTATCCCATTCATCTTTATACATAGGATTGATAATTGCATATTTAGTAAACAGGATTTCTAGGAAGTTCAAGTTTTGCTTTCTGAAAGTCTGGATATAAAGACGAATGTCTTTAAAGTCGATGTGTTCTTCATTCTCTCTGATATGAGTTGTACTTACTGCCTTTTTGTTCATCGCAATATCTTCAAAGGTTGGTGTGACAATTAGCTTTGTGTCTACGTCAGAACCTTCGTAGTCAAGGCCGTAATTACCACTGCCCTGATAAAAGATACCTACAATTCTATCTTCAGGGAAGTGTTCGAGGGCTTCATTGTAATGCTCCCGAACACGATCCATTATCCACTGGTCAGAAT